TAGAGGCTTTTATTGCGTCAATAGCCTCTATACCTCCTTCATTATAATGTTGTGGAAAATTCACAGCATCAAACTGTAATTGTGTAGGCTTCTTCATTAAGCTGTCCTTTTCTGAAGGCGATTAAGGTATTATCTCCACCGCCATATATTATTAAAAAATTAAAAAAGACATGTAATATAATTATACCCCAAAAAGACTTAAAAAACTTTATGAATCTTTTTTGGTAAAATCTACTTTTATTACATTGTTTTTTCTTTCCACAACAGGTTCTTCCAGTTCAAAATCTATGTTCAATATGTTCCATAGCATTTCTCCCTCTTTTCCTGTTATTTTTCCTTCTAATGCTTTTTCAAAAAATAAGTTATATATGTCAATGAGTCCATCATTAGCAACATAACTAAGACCAACCATAGCCCTAGCAAGGTAATAATAGTGGTCATAAACATCGTTAGGAATTTTAGCAGACTTATTACAGGTAATAGTAGTTTCATGTGACCAGTCTCCGTCTTCATCATCTGCTTTTGGTCGAACAAGGATATAAAAATCCCCTTCTTCCATTTCGATAATTTTCTTCGTCAAGCTACTACCTCTTCTTTTAACTTAGTATAATAATACCAAGAAGGACTTTGTGCTTTAGAAGAGGGCTGAGGTCTATATTTAAGGTCTCCCCAACAAGGTTTCTTATACTCACACATAGAGCATATCTTGTGTAGGTGTTTATTACCTGTCTTCTTACCTCTGAAAGTTTCCTCAACCTCATCGAAGCATCTTTTAAAAGGCTTGTTAGACTTAATAGTTTCTATCTTGTCTTCAACCTCTTTTAAAAGTTCTTGTTTATCTTCATCTGTAATCTCAAGATCAAGATAAGTTATTTCTCCTGTAGCTTTATTTATAGCCCACCAACCACCAATGTCTTTATTAGCTCCTTTAGAATACATAACTAATTGAGGTATGTAACCAAAAGTATCGTGTTCTTTCATATTATCCATTGAAGAGAATTTATGTCTGTATGCCCAAGCTGAACAGGATTTAATATCGTCTACTTTGTTATCTATACTTAAATCGGTTTCGCCTAATATTTTATGCTTTCCGATTTTTATTTTTACTTGTTCACTATCTTCATACTCTACTCCTGATGCTTTAAGAATAGCTTTAAATATAGCCTCAACTGCATCGCCTAGTATCATACGCATTTTAAATGTAGAATCAAAAGGCTGTCTTTCAGCCCCCTTTGCTTCCATTTGTAACTGGCACAAAGGTTTACCTAGATTAGAAGGTCGTAATTTAAATTTTCTTTCTTCAGGATTAAATTGTCTTTTCAGACATTTTTTAAAATATTCACCTGCTTCCTCTACTATATCATCTGACATAGTAGCTTTATCTTTACTTGCCTTTTCTAAATAAGCAAATATTCTTGCTAAATTATTGTCCATATTTTTAAGAGGCTGTAGCTTCTACTTCAATAAAATCTTCGCTATCAAGTATACCATCTGCTTCATCTAATCTTTTAGATGCCTCAGACGCTTTTTGTCTAACAATATCGTTATGAGTAAGTATAAATTCATTAAATACTTTATTAGTATTTATATCATTTTCTGTTAGTTCAAGGTTTTCAGGTTCAATAGTAGGATTAACTACATACCAACTAACAGCAGGAGTTTGTTTATACTCCATGTTAAATTTTAATTCGTGTGAATAAGGTAACTTTTTTGTTTTGTGTAATTCTGATAAGACATTACCGAAGTTTTTAAAGGTATCTTTACTTGCTATCTGATAAATAACTGGAAAGTTATCAAAAGAAACAGTCTCTCCGTTTCCTTCTTTAACAGCATTTTCAACTCTAAGAAGACCAAATAATACTCTATATCTTTTAGAGCCTCTCCACCATTCTTTCTCTTCTTCAGATGCTTTGTCCCAATCTTCTATTTTCTTTTTACCACAATTAATTGTACCTAGTTCATCAAGAGCTTCATCATAAGGATTCCTTACAAAGACAGATCGGTTTACATATCTACCACGCATATCTTTACCTTCTTTAGTTTGGAAGATAGCGTTCTCATCGTATCTCTGGTAAAAAAATCTTTGTTGAAATACTCTAATGTATGCTTGATCTGCATAAACTACTCCATATTGTGGGTGATCGACTCTAATTGTACCATCTGGTATTTTAGCTCCAGTAGCAGACCTGGTTTTATTATTTACTGATATTCTAGGTATTGAAGGAGCATTAGATGAGCCACTCTCATCTACTATTCCTAGTGATTCCATTGCCTGTGCAAATGGAAGTGTATTTTCTGTTAATGTTAAATCTGTTGTCATTACAACCTCCTATTATTTTAAAAGTTATACAGTTATATACAATTTAGACTAAATGTCAAACTAATATAAATTATTTTATACAACTTTTTTATCTTCTATATAAACATCGACTTCTTGTTTATCTACTATTTCTTCCATGTCTAACCAATCGTCTCCAATCTTTAATTCAACTTCCATTGGAACATCTATCGTAAGATTAAAATCGTACAACATTCTATCTTTTACTTTTAACATACTTTCTTTAAGATAAGTAGGTACAGTGTCTATTTCTGTAGGATGAACATCAACAACAATACTATCATGCACTGTGTTAATTATTAAAGATTTACAATTCTCTTGTTTTATTTTTTCTTTAAATATTATACAAGCTAATGGCACTATTTCTGCAGTAGCTATAGACTGCACTGGATAATTTTTTATTTGTGTAGCATAAGTAGAGCCATACTTAGTTCTTTGAACATTTGGAAAAGCAAATTGTCTACCAGTTATTGTAGTAATTTTCTTTTCTCTTATAGCCTCGTCTTGTAATCTTTGATGCCACTTAGCTATATCACTATACTTATTTATAAAAGCCCTATTGTATTGTATTTCAGCAGGTGATCCTCCTATACCTCCATATAAAGGTCTAAATGTTCTAGCTTTTGCATCTTGTCTACTAGTTTTTTGTCCTGCACTTGTAAGCACTTGTGCGGTATACGCATGAACATCAAACCCTTCATCTATTTCTTTTCTACCTACTTTATCATTAGCTACCCATACAGCAGTTCTAAATTCTAACTGACCAAAATCTCCCTCAAGTATTTTACCTTGTTTAAATCTAGACTTAATAGCTTTTCTAACTTTAGCCGTGCTACCTCTGGGTAAGTTCTGGAAATTAGGTTTAGAGGATGACAAACGCCCTGTAGCAGTTCTTACTTGATTTATTTGCGGATGTAAGATGCTATTGTCATATACATTTTGTTGTATGCCTTTACAAAAAGAATTTATATAAGTGTCTAGTGCATTTATCCTTTGCATATTAGTTAAGAATAAACTAGCTTCTTTCATGTCTTTTTCTTCTGCTATTTTAGTCAACTCAGATAAAGTATTTTTATCTGTTGCAAAACCATTTGCAGTAACTTGATCTACTGATGTAGGAGAAAACTTTAATCCTGCTACAGGCTCTAACCATCTATATATAAAACCAGTACCATTACATTTATTACATTTAGGATGTTTTTTATAAGGCATACCATCTTTTTTTCTTTTAAATATGTGCCCAGTGCCATTACATTTATTACATTGTTTTACTTCTGTTTTTTTAGATATAATAGTTTGAGCTTTTATTATACCTTCTAAATCTTTTTTTGGTATTCTATTTTTATACTTACCAGTACCTAATGCTCTAGTACCTATACCAAATATCTTAGCCCACTCATTTTTATCTTTTACTTTTCTTGACCATATTATTTCTGACAACTGTTCAGGAGAAGATATATTAAAAGGCTTATCTCCCATGATATGTTTTATTATATTATTATTTTGTGCAGACCTGTAAGTTCTCTCATTCTCATATGCATGTCTTACTTTTTCTAGCTCTTCTAAATCTATGTATGTTCCATTTCTTTCTATATCAATTAAAACATCTGTCATTTGATTAGTTAGTTTAAGTATAGGTAACATAGACCTATATTCATCTTTATTAAATAATCTATCTTGTTCGATATATAATTCTCCACAGGATATAATGTCATATATATTATATTCCTCAACAATATCTTTTGGCATAGCCTCAAACCCTATACCTTCATCAAATTTATCTTCAATTAATTGTGATTTTTTTTGAGTTACTTGTCTTCTTTTACATGATTCCGCTAAAGATAATGGAATCTTTGCTCCTCTAGATAAAAGATATTCCCCTATCATAGTATCATATAACTTTCCTTCGTATTTAAAACCACATTCATACAACCAGGTTAGATCATATTTAATGTTATGTGCTATAAGTAAATCAGTTCTATCTAAAACTTCTTGCAGTTCTTTAAAAGATTCTTTACTAGGTGTTACTTTTATTTCATCATGATTAAACCATAAAACTTTAGGGTTTTCTACTTTATCTGTAACCTCAGCATACCCTACACATACCAAATAATTATTAGGCTGATAAGCTGTGGGATTACCATTAGTTATTTTATTTTCTATATCTAATACTGTTTTTCTATACATTTTAAAATTTAATCACCGTAATTTAAATCATCTCTATAATAATTTAATGTTAGCTCTTCTCCCTTTTTTATTTTACTTACTGTGTATACATTATAACTTCTGTAGTCATCCCAGTCTAGCTCCAAAAATAACTCACAATTATTGTTTTCAGAATGATTTAAAAAACCTCCTATAGGAGTTCTAATATATCCCTGTATTATAGGAACTTTTATATGTGACATTCCTATATCAACATTTTTATCTATGTCTTTAGTTGCAAAAAGACCAGAACCTTCTATAGAACTTTTCTTTACCTCAATAAATTCTGGTAATGGTTTATAATAAAATTTTTTATAAATTGGGTACATTCTATATCCTATATAATTTGTAGCCGAGCCTGATAATTGTTACGAGGAAAAACAATTTTCAGTAAGTGAGTTACAACGAGGAGAGAGGCAACTCTCACTAAACTGCTCAGACTCAGCTACCACCTCCATTTCTGGAGGAATTTTTATTACTCCATATATGTTGCTGTCAAGTTATCAAATATTACAGCAAAGTTTCCATGAATGCCAGTTATCTTATTTTTAACTATATTAATCCAGCGCATATTTGTATCCCCTTCTTCCGTATCTTCTTTACCAATTAATACAATTAAATCTGCCTCACCTGCCTTGCCTGTTCTTGATCCTGACAACATGGAGTCATTTAATATAATTTTACCAGATGCCTCAGCAGATAGCTGACACATACCAAATACAACACAATCCTGTCTTTTTGCTAAATCTCTTGCCTCTGAGTATAGGCTTGTAAGTCTTTGGTCATCTCTAGCATAACTGCCCCCTATATGTGTTTTATCTAATATGTCGATAACAACTACATCAGGATTTTCTTTTTCTACTATAGCTTCTATCTCACCAAAAGTAAGACTACTTGAATCTATTATTTGTAACTCTTTAGATTTTTCTTTCCACTTGTCTACAAACTTATGTTTAAATTCTTTTACATAAGCTATTCTTTCTTCGCAAGATGCAGAAATCATTCTAAGCATATGTCTTTGAGGTCTTTCTTCATTTGTAAACATAAGACACTTAGCCCCCTGGTCTAAAAAACCATGTGGGGAGGCTATCATAGAATGAGCAAAACCTGATTTACCAACATTTGGTCTAGCCCCTACTACAACAAACATTCCTTTACTTAGACCACCGACCCTATCATTTATAGAGGGTACATGAAAAGCATAATGATGTTCTTTATCTATTTCCTCAAACAGTTCTTCCATGTCATTGGAACACTTTAAATCATCTTCTTTATTTCTATCTGCCATTTTGTTTAGTTTATCTGTAGCTTTTAAAACTAAACTTGTATCATAATGTTCACCCTGCATTATCTGTATAGACTGTTGTGCTACATCTTGAGCAAAAGACTGTAAAGACATTTTATATACCATGTCAAACGCAATCTCATCATTTATATCTTCTAGTCTATCTATAGCATCAAACTCAGCAAGTATTGATTCTCTCTGACTAATTGTTATTGAAGGATTAGATGCTATATAATTCATAGCTATTTCTTTTAAACTTAAACTTTTATCTTTATATTTATCATAAGCATCGTCAACTGCATGTTTTGCTTTTAACAATCCATTAGAAAACATTTTGTCATCTAATCTACCTTTAACTTGGTTATGAAATTCAAAATCTGTCGCATACTTTTTGAGTATCTCTTTTGGCATACTGCTCATTTATCTCTCCTCTACTCTAGGGCAACCTACCTCATTAGTATATATTGACTCCCTCATTCCTTCGTCATCATATCCTGTGCCTATATGAACAGGGACACATCCTACATCCTCTGACATACCACTACATCCTTGTATGGCTATAATTAATAATGCCATATAATATATATATAATAGCTTAGTCATTTCTCTCTCCTAAAAATTATTTTTTATAAATTCTTTATCCTCATATTTTAAATCTCTATCTAGTATCTTTATGTAGCACTCAGGAACATGAATGGCTATCTTTCTTTGTATGTCAAGAGATTTGGATGTAGCATCTCTATCCAACGCTACCCATATCTTATTAAAACCTTTAAGGTATTTTATATGCTCTGTCAATAAATTAGTTCCAAGTAATGCAAACCCATTATGGCATTGGGCTACCACACAAGCGGACACGCAGTCTTCAACTATTATAGCAGTATCAGAATTAGCTTTCATAATAAAGGGAGCATGGTTACTGTCATAGCGTAACCATTTCATATCTCCTCTCAGCGATCTGCCTACTGCTCCGCTAACAACTCCGTCATGCTCAACCACAAAAACTAATCTATCTCCTTTTACATCATACATAAAGTAATTAGGATTATTTCGATATACCTCATAGAAACCGAACTGTTTTATATATTCTATAGCTTTATTACTTCTATCTACATTAACGCAGTAATCAGGAAATATAAAAGGATGCATTTCTGTATCCTGTTCATTACCTTTTATCTCTTTTATTAAATCTTCTTTAGAATAGTCTGTTCCTACATTGCCTTTAGAATTACAAGACGCAGAAAAACAATTCCATAAAAGTTTACCCTTTTTCTTTGTAACACTTAAAGTATTTTTCTTACCACAGAAAATGCAATCAAATCGTTTTGATGTGCCCTCCTCAACATCTAACTCATTCAGTTTATCAACTACACCCATATAATTTCCTCAACAGGCACTGAAATATAATCCTCATGTAATCTAGATAACCTATTAAATTTATTGACAACTCTTTCTTTTTTAACAGAGTCTTTTGTCATTATTCCTGCTTGTGTTCTATCTGTATTAAATATTACAAAAAAGACATCCCCTTCAATCTTTGTATAAATAAATTTTCTTCTAGGTATATGCATATCACCCCATTGAAATTTACCACTACCCCAACCATGCTTTGTTTCTACTTCAACACTAAGATTATGTTTAGGACAAATAAGGTCTATGTCATAGGGTTCAGGATTATCTTCTAATACTGGTTCTTCATTTAATTTTAATATTTCTTTTAATTTAGGGGGTAATAATTTTTTAGCTGACTCTCTTGTTTGGGGATCGTTTGCATTAAATAGTTCCCTATTAAATTTTTTAGTAGGGGCTGTATGTGGTTTTGTTTTACTCATGGTAGCTTACTTAGCCACCTAGCCTCCTCTTCTGCTCTTAATCTTCTGTGGCGTAATACTTTTTCAATAACTCCTAAATTATCTATCAATCTATGTAATTCATCTCTATCTATTTCTTCACGAGTAGCAATCTCTTTCAATCGCCTAATTACATTTTGATGAAAGTTTTTAAGTTCTTCGTCATTTAGTAAATTTACTTTTTCAGGAAAAGTTAGTTTTCTTTTTAACTTACTTCTTTCCTCTAAAGCGTCAAGCTCCTTCTTACTCATTGGCATAAAATAAACTCCCATTAATTTTTATCTTTTTCACTAGGCATATCCTTTATATCTACCCATGTCGTATTAGAAGAGGTTATTAGTAACACACTGGTAATCAAACTCATTAAATGTGCTGTTGCCTCTGATTTATCGTCTGACCTGTGTTTCAAATAATGTAATAATAAAGTAACTAGACTAGCTACTGTTACATCTGACTCCTGGATATCTAAATCTTCTGCTGTAGTGTGTATGAATTTCATAACCTTTTTTGTAACCCTTTCTGTAGAGTCTAGGTCATAAGGCAGTAACACCGAAAATTTTTCATTTTTCATCAAGTATATCCTTTTGTTTTTTTCTGTTATACTTTTTCTTACTGGTAATAACTCTTTCGTATGTCCCTTGCTGTTCTCTCACCACTCTTGGTTTTTTTGGTTTCTTCATAAAATCTCTCCAAAAAATCATATTTAGGTAAAGTTATATTTTCTCTTATGCTTTTTTTACTTTTAGTTTTAAAGTAGCCCCACAACTCTTTTCTCCACGCAGGAGAATATCTGGAATTAATAGCTACAAAATTATTTCGTGTCATCTTCTTTTTTATCCATATACCATTTGTTATTAATTCTAATAAGATATTCACTATTAACTCTTTTTGGTCTATGTGAGTATCTTTTACCTTTAGCTTTTTCTCTTCCCTCAATCAGTCTTTTACCCATAACTACTTCCTTTTTATATCTTTTATAACTTGTGGAAACTTTCCCTCTTTTCTTAGCTCTCTATTTCTTCTATGAATGTTTTCAATCATTCGTTTAGTTTCCTTAGCTAATTTGTCTAACTTTTTTTCTAGCCTCATGTTTCTCTACCATTATATTAACTGCATTTTCCCATTTCTTTGTAAGTTTAATTTCGTTCTTAGTTCTTTTCAATACTCTTGTCAACATATTTACCTTTTGCCTCCTGTAAATCCATAATTATCATCATTGATAACTACCATGACATCATCATATTTTCTATTTAATCTACTATTTTTATCTTCGACAATAGTTTTTCTTATTATCAATGTGGTAACAAACACAAGTAAAAACACTTGCACACACCACCCAAAAGTCATTGCTATTTCAAAACTGCTCATGTCTTTTCTCCATTTTTGCAAGTAGGAGGGGACTGATAACCTCTTGCTCACGAGATTGAATCGCCCCTACTACTCTATTGGCTTACGAAGGACTGGTCTGCGTTTAAGTTTACCTTCGCTATTTAACTACGCCTTTAACTAGTATTACCTTTTCGTAGCACCAAATTCTTATACTTCCCAGTAGTAAGTAAATTGCACATGAAGAGCTACTTCATAGGGTATCTTTTTAAACACTTACCCACTACCATATTCGTGTCCTTACTACTGGGTATCCTAGCTAGGATAATTCTCTAGGTGTATGACGCAGTGATGATTCGCCATGTGGTTTTTTTAGTTTGCGTTCTAACGAAGGATATTATCCTAAAGAAGAACAAGAGCTTGTTATATTCATCACACTCAAGAGTCGCACTTAGCTCTAGCTTCTCTGCCAATTTGCTCATACACCTAATAACCTGGTAACCTGGCATTACCAAGTTATGTTCTTTTAACTCCTTTTTTATTTAATAATTTATTTATTCTGTAGATCAAACTTTCTCCTACAGCTTTAGACTCAACACCTACATCATCCCAATTATTTCTAAGAGCATATTTTTTAAATGCTATACACTCTTGTATAAATGTTGCCTCATCTTTGCTAATACATAGTTTCATTAATACCACTCACTTACAAATTTAGTATGAAGAGTTCGCCCTAACTTATCCTTGCCTAATACTTCAGCTAAAGCACAAGCATGTCCTGTATTAAAGATAATGTCATTATCATCCATAGCATCGCTTGACGAACCATATGTTCCTCTAGCCCTTAAATCTTTAATGGCTATTGCTAACTCATTTCTTATTGTTTGTTTATCTTGCATATTAATTTTCCTCTTTAAATAAAATAATTTTTTCTAATGTGCCTATATCTACTTCGTCATCTAGGCTTAACCCTGTTGCCCCTATCTTGTCAAGGTATAAAATTTTTAATATTAAATCTCGTAATGTCATATCTCTTTATCTCTCATTTCTATCTTAAAGTCCAGTAAACTATTGTAACACATTGTAACAGGATGTTTAAACTTCTTTATAATCCTTTATCAAATTTTGTATCTCCCATGTTTCAGTAATTAATGCTGTGGGATATTCCTTGTGTATCTTTTTAACAAGTTTATCTATTAAATCTAAAGTCGTTTCTGCTTGCATTACTTGTTCTGTTACAGCAAGTAAAATTTCATGATATTTATCATTTAAATCCATATTCTTATCTGTAGCGACCATCGCTTTAATTCTATTTTTTCCTTTTTCTTTAGCCATTATTTTTCTCCTTTATTTAAATTAACAAAAACATAACCATTGCTATCATTATAAATATCAAAAACATCATTATCTAATACCAAAACAATAGTATCTGGTGGTGCATCAATCTTAGTTAAAAAATCCTCAACAGTATCAGTTTCTTTCCATTCTTTTTCATATGCCATTCTTTTTCTCCTCTCCCAATACAGTTTTAACAAAATATTCCAGAGGTTTGTCCGATATTTCTTCAGTCCAATATTCAAATTCTTCAATAATATCTTCTTCAGAACATTTTAATAACCAATCCCAAGAATTATCACTTTCTTTATTTAACTTAATACAAATATCTCTTTTTTTAATAATATCATTATCCATTATTTTTCCCTTTCTAAAAAAATCTTATCTCTTTCTTCTTCGGTCTTAAACCAATTTACCTCTACAATATCTTCTTCTATATAGGTATAAATACCCCAAACTAATCCCTTGTTACTATCCCCATAGAATTTATCTAATTCTTCATCATACCAATTTACTTTTTCATTATCCATTATTTTTCTCCTTGACAGATTGAATTTCTTGCTGTAGGCTACTCGCCATGCCCTGTGGGGCGGTCAATACTATTAATACTAATAAGGTTATACCAAGTATTAAGATTAAGTTATCCCACCTCATTCTCTTTCTCCAAGTCATCTAAATATTCTTGTCTACTAAGGTATGATAAGCTTTGTCCTCCTGGATTTATTTTTACTCTACTATTATCTATAAGTTGTTTTAAATGATCTAATGCAATTTTTTGATAATAGTGATTATGAATACTCGAAAAAATATGATTATCCCCAAATGCTAAAGCAAAAACTTCTTTTATAAAAAGTTCATTAAGTTTTTTACCCTCTTTAATTTGTATGGTATCATCATCAACTTCTTTCCATGTTGGAAATCTTCCCTCGTTTAAATTAAATACTTTTCTTTTATTTTTCATTTCTCTCTCCTTAAATTAATTGGGGTAGCTGTTTAAACTACCCCATTGGTTACTATAGCACTCTCCAAATTCGCCATTGATTTTCTCCAACTTTTCGAGTTAAGTATTTATGCCCTAAACTCTTTCTGCGATGTTGATTTACATAACTTAAAAGAGCATTTAATACTTTATGCTCTGTTATAAGAAGTGAATCGCCTACTTCAAACTCTAGCTTATGAAAACCATATTTACTAGGCTTAGTCGCAACCGCTATTGAGGGTATAGGCACATCCTTTTCTACTTTAAAGTCTGTTTTTAATTTATTAAACATTTATTTGACTCCTCTATGTTTTTCCTTTATTAACTTGAC